TAGACAACCCTTATTGAGAACGGTTCCCATTAAGCGGGGATGATACACCCGACACGCCGTGCCGTGTTGACATGGTTGACGTGTTGTGCTACGCGGATGTGCGCGTGGGATTGCGGTGTGGTTGTGGCGTGTCGTGTTGTGTGGTGTGGTATTATGTAAGTGTCGGTTTCGATGAAAGGAAAAAATAAAATGAGTTTTATGAATCTTAAAGCATTGTCTAATTCAATTGATTTTAACGTGAATAGTATTTATGATGTGTTTGTGTATTTCGTTGATATTGCGTCCGATTGTTTAATCGAAACTCGGTTTGTCGATTGCATTGACGCATACGGGCTTAGGGATGTACTTGACGATGGCGTGTTTTACGTTCCGGGCGCACTCTGTTTAGGTTATCGTATTAATCGGTGATTGAAAAAAGAGGATTGAGTATGTTTTGTAAGCGTAATACTTGTGATTTCGTTAAAGGTTATAGGGTACGTGGTGAACAGCGTGTTAAGGCCGTTGTTATTAGTGCGAAGTGGTTTAAATGTGATTCGTATGTGTCGGATTATGTGTTTTCGCATTGTCGTGATATGGTTGATTTGATGCGTCGGGGGTTGTGGCGGGGGTGAGGTGTGGTGATGGCCTATTAGCTCAGTGGTTAGAGCGGCATTCTTATAAAATGTGCGTGCCGGGTTCAAATCCCGGATAGGCTACGCGATTGTGATATATTTGGTCATGGCATGTCATTCGATGTGTCATGACCTTTTTTTGTGAGGTGATTTGATGGATATTAGTGCGATTGTAACCGTTGTCGGAAGTGTAGGGTTCCCGATTGTCGCGTGCTGTGGCATGGCATGGTTTATCGCCACGACGTTCAGCGATTTTAATGATTTGATGACTAAGAACAATGTGCTGACCGAAGAACTTATTACATTGCTTAAGAATAATAAAGGGGATAATGATGAGAGTATGGCGTAGCGTGTTGGTATGCGTATGCGCATTGTCCTTGCTTTTTGTGCCATCTGCAAGTGCGGACATGCGCGGTGTAGATGTGAGCAATTGGCAGTGTGATATTGATACGTACGCGCTTGACGCTGATTTCGTCGTGGCGGGTGCCACATGGGGTATCGGCGGTTTCGACAACATGTGTCTGACCAACGGTGTGAATCAGGCAGCGAACTATCAACTTGGGCGTGCAATGGACAGCGGCAAAAGCGTCGGCGTATATCATTACGCGATGGGGCATGACGCGAACGCGGAAGCTGATTTTTTCATAGACAACGTACGTGGATATGTTGGAAACGCTGTGCTTGTTTTGGACTGGGAGGCTCAGGATAATCCGCAGTTTGGTAATGGCGCGTGGGTTGAAACGTGGATACGTCATGTGTATGACCGTACTCAGGTGTGGCCGATTGTCTATGTTCAGGCGTCCGCGCTGGGGCAGCTTACTTCGTTCGTGCGGGAGCATTGCGGTGTATGGGTTGCGCAGTATGCGTCGATGAACGTGACCGGTTATCAGGAAATGCCGTGGTTATATGGGGCGTATGGTGAAGCCATGCGTCAGTATACGTCGAATGGATATGTGTCGGGATATGCCGGACGATTGGACTTGAATTATTTCCGGGGTGAACGTTGGCAGTGGGACGCATACGCGCATGGCGACGGTACGAATGTATCCGCGCCGGAAACGAACACCGGGGGCAATGTATCGCAGTCTGTTTGTGTGGTGGTTGCGTCGGGTGACACGTTATCCGGTATTGCCGCGCGTATTGGACTGTTGCCGTGGCAGTCGTGGCACGGGTATGTGTCAGGCAATCCGGCTGTGATTTATCCGGGTGAAACTGTGTGCTATGGCGGGGTTGCGCAGTCGAATGTGGCGCGCACGTATACGGTTGTGCCGGGTGATAGTTTGTGGTCGGTGTTCGGTTCAGATTGGGCGCGTGTCGCGTCGCTTAACGGTTTGTCTAATCCGAGTCTGATTTATCCGGGGCAGATTTTGCGTTATTGAGAATCAATATCAATAATCGGCGTGTCGCTTTTTGCGCACGCCGATTTTTGTGCTATAAATATTTATGTCGCCAAAATGGTTGACAGAAAATAAAACAGATACAAAGGATAACAAACATGCGAAAGATACGTAAGGTAATCGCGGACAGCACCATAAGCTATTATGACAGGGACGGTGTGGAACAGACATTTCACACTAACGGAAACGTTCGTAATGTTGAAATGGCCGTTAAAGTGCTTATGGACGCCGGTATTGTCAATATTTTGGTTGACGATATTACCGTAAACAAGAACACGTATGTCATGGACGTTGATACGTTCATTGAGCACGCGGAACGTGTCGCAACTGACGTAACCGGCACCGATACCGACAACGATAACGATAAAGATATTGAATTCTGAAAGATATTGAATTCTGAAAGGAACTGAAATGAACGAGGAAAACGAACAGATGAACGACACCACCGTGAATGAAACCGCACAGAACACCGCTGACCCCTATCGTTATATTTGCACGATGGACAACAGCACGTTCGAGGGAAAACGCGCCATCGTCAACGCACGTAATAACGCATTGTCGCTGAACGAACGCGGCGCGGAACCATTGACGGTTATCGGCGTTTACATCGCGCCCGGTGTCCGTTCTCAGACCGGTCAGAAATGCGCAAACGTCTATCTTTTCGGAAAAGACGGCAACACGTATTTCAGTCAGTCACAGGGTATCTACCGTAGCGTATTGGATATCTACGATATGTTCCCCGATTTCAACGCACCGGACGGCATCACCGTTGCAGTCAAGCAGACCTCGCTGGGCGGTGGCCGTTCCACGAAATCGCTTGAAATCAAGTAGTTCGGAATGAAACAAAAGTGCCATACATGCTATATGGCACTTTTTTTTATAAGGCGGTGAATATGCCTAGAGCACATAAACAAGCGGACTTATTGACTGCGAAACGCAAGCGCGTACGTCGCGCTATAAACAGTCTGAAAAAAAGTATTACCGACACCATGCCCGAAAGTGAAGCGAACGCACGCCGCGCTTACATCCAGCGACTTGAAACGCAGTTGAAAAACACGTATGTTGGCCGTGTCCGTAATAGCGGCATACGGAATGAACTGTATCAGCGTGCGAACGAAACCGCCGATAAACTCGTGCAACAGGTGAGCGAGGTACGCGGCGGTAAAGGGCGTGCGAGGGAGCGTGCGCGTTCGTTCAACATTTTCCGTGAGGAAATGCGCATGGCGTCCAAAGGAATGCCGAGCGCGTTGGGCGACCTTGGGCGGGAAAAAGTCAAGGTGTTTTGGCGATACACACAAAACATATGGCAGAAATCGAACGTTCCGCCGAACAAACGATTAGAAACCGTCATGAAAGCGTATGACGCTGATTCACTCAGTGAGCTTTTTGATACTATCATGCAACGAAACGAAAAGGTGTTGGAGTACGCCAAAAATATGAAAATGCATACAGGTGAATTAGAGGATTACACGGACGTTGACGGTGGTAGTCCGATTTGGCTTATTGCGGTCTCACCCGATGTAGTACGATGATAAAGCGCAAGAAATTTAAGATTGCGGCGATATTCGACACCGAAACAACGAATATTGGCGAGGGTGCCGAAACACGTGCATACCCGATATTATACATTTTCAACGATTTGCGTAACACGCCGCTGGAATCGTACACTCCCGACACGGACGATGTACGGTTTTACCGGCACACGTCCGAAGCGTTGACGTACATTGACAATCTTATTGACTATGGGCGCGCACATGATTATGTTCCGATAATCGCTGCTTATAACCTTATGTTCGATATGCAGACTCTTATGTTGGAATTGGCGCAGTCGTATGCGATTGAGGTCAATGCGCAGACCGCTACAAGCGTGTACACGCTCGATTTGTGCGTAGGCGATAATGTGGTGTGCCGTTTTTGGGATACGTTTTATCTCGAAATGGGCGGACTGCGCGCGATGGGCGAAACATGCGGATTGCCGAAAGCGGTGGGCGATTGGGATTACACGCTTGTGCGTACGCCTGAAACGCCGTTGACGGAAGAGGAAAAATTTTACGCACGCCGCGATGTGCAGGTGATACCTCAATACTTGCAATGGTTGCTACGCGCTAATCATTGGCTCACGTCTGATATGCTGGGGGGTCGCGTGCTTACCAAGACGTCGCTTGTGCGGCAGATGGCACGCCGTGAAATCGGCGGGCGGCGCGTCACGTTGCAAGGTGGTAAGAAAATCACATTGCAACACGCTTTCGAGATGACGTGCAATCAGGAATTTCCGAAAGATTACAAATCTTATGCGTTGCGAAAAGCATGTTTCCGTGGCGGATTGACGTTTACGAGTGCTAAAACCGCTAGTGTTGTCGTGGATAACGTCGCGTCCTTAGATGTCACGTCAATGCATCACGCTTTCATTAATGGCCGACGCTTGCCGGTAAAATTTGCGTCAGCGCCTACGGATATTTTGCAAATCGCATGCGAACGCATTGTTAATACGTCGCTTGAAGATGTGTTGCTGAATTATGATGACCCGTTTCTTACAGGGTTACATGTCGCGGTGAGATTCGTAAATCTCAGATTGCGCGAAAACACATGTTTCGACGATTGGGGGGTTGCAATATGCCCACGTTCCAAGTTTGTGAAAACGCTGCAAGCGGACACCGATTACAGCAACAACGAACGCGCGAAAACACAGGAAAACAGCGTTAGGGCGCATGGTTACGTCGACAGTGCCGTTAATCCAACGTACGCGTTCGGCAAATTGTATCGCGCGGACGAATGCATATTACATGTCAATGAAATTGAATTGTGGAACGTGGCGCAAGTGTACGAATTTGACGAAATGCATGTATTATACGGTGAAGCAACCACTAAGACGATTGTTCCACCCGATTACGTGACCTTACAATCAAACATGCTTTTCGCACGAAAAACCGACGTGAAAAACCTGATTAAACGCTATCACGAGGGCACGGCGTACGCGGGTGAAATACCCGATTCAATCCCCGAGGGCATCGCACGCGACGCTAAAGCAGGCACGTTGAGCATGAAATTTCTGCAATCATATTACGGCAGCACCGTTAAAGGACAATTCAACGGAATCTATGGCACACAGGCACAGGACGTTATGAAAGCGGATTATCGCGTGACGGAAACCGGTGAGCTTGAAGTCGATAAAACCACGGTGTGCACTCCCGAGAATTTCACTAAAAAACGCCCGAAAACACCACGCGTCCTATACACGTACGGAATGCGGATTGTGGCGGGTAGCAGAATGCACCTCTTGATAGCCATGATGCTGATATACCGTCATTTCGGCGCACGTGTAGCGGTTACTGGCGGCGATACCGATAGTCTGAAAATCAGTTGCGATGACGATGTGAGCGACGTGGAATTGCTGGACGCGCTCAAACCGCTGCATAACGCAATCGAAAACGCAATTAACCGCACCATGCGACGCGTCCGAAACACCGCGCCCGACATGGCGTCAACGCTAGACCATATCGGAAAATTCGAGGTTGAGGACTGTGGTGGTGTCACGCGTTATGCCGAACATATGGAATTGTGGAATAAAGCACGCGTCAGTTTGGACACGAGCGGGCGCGTGCATGTCACTTGCGCTGGACTTCCGCGGCCGGACGGTGTGTACACCATTGAAGATTTTATAGCCGATGCCATGCATGCGGGGCGTGGTTTCGCGGAAACCGTACAAATGTCGCTCGGTTATGACGTATTGGTAGATTATGAGATTTGTCATACATTGCAACGTAACCGTCCGCATGTATGGAATAGGTACGTCGGCACCGTCACCGATTATCAGGGCGCGACATATCATGTTGACGCACCCGAAGCGATAGCGTTGTACCCGTCCGGCAGATGGCTAGGTGAATCGGACAAACAAGCCAACGGCGAGAATCTGACATACATACGAAACACGTATAATAGGAATGTGGAAACAACGCCCCGTGAACTTATTATGCGGGACGGCAACCCTATGATTGTGAGTATTGATGGCGAAATATTATTATGACCGGCTTAGAACACAGATATTGCCGCGTAACGCTGACGTAAATCTTATAATTGGCGCGCGTGGTCTCGGTAAGACGTACGGCGTACGTCGGTACATGTTAGAGGATTATATTAAAAACAACATATGTTTTGTTGAAGTCACACGGTACCGTGAAGAAAATAACGATGTGGCGGCAAAATATTTTGACAGGATAATAGAGGACAATATTTTTCCCGACTACGATTTTAGGGTACATAACAAGGTGGCTGAAATACGTCGTAATGGTGATAAAAAATGGCGGACATGTGGTTATTTCATCCCATTATCATTACAGCAGCAGAAGAAAAAAAGCACATATGTTAATGTACGTAATATTTGCATGGACGAAATTATCATAGACCCTGACGATATATACCACCATTATTTGCGCAACGAATATGAACAATTAGCCAATCTTGTAGATACCGTCACGCGCGAACGCGCCGACGATAACAAGCTACGTAAACCACGAATCTTTTTATTAGGTAACGCGTGCGACGCATATAACCCATATTTTAAACACTATGACGTGCCCTTAGAGCCTGACTTTGGTTTACAATGGCTTGACGGTAAAACATGTATTTTCGATTATGTTGAAGATGATAAATATGCTGAACAGAAAACGAAAAACACAGTCGCCGGACGCATGATGAAAAATAACGATGACGTCACCGCTAAAAATAAATTCAAGCACTATAACACTGATTTTCTTGAAAAGCCGCACAAACACGCTAAACTTACGTATGTTTTCCGTTGGTTGCGGCACGAGTATGGCGTTTATGTTGATTTGCGTTGCGGCTACGTTTTCGCGGCCTCAAAATATGATGCGGGCGCACATGTGCCATATTTCGCAATTACGACGGATGATAATAAACTTAATTACCTTACGGCAAATGTGGCGAAAGACTTGATTAGAAATCTTACGTCATATTATGCATTAGGATACCTACGTTATGACACGGTGGAAACGCAACACGCTGTAATTGCAATGCTTAGAAATTTCGGTGTAAAATAATCACGGCATACGCAAGGTGCCGTAACGAGGGCGAGAAAACATTATCATTGATAACCACGGTTGACTCCGCCAATGATATGGCCGTGAGGGAAAAGCGCGCCGTCCATCGTTGTGAATCATGTTGCACGTATGCTATTCTTAAGTCGTGTCGGTTCGGTATTCGTTCGCCGACACGGCTTTTTTCATATATGAAAGGAAAAAATAATGGATGACGAAACCACTGAGGAAAGGGACACCGCCGAACGCGATGACCTCACCCCCGACGAAACGCACCGCGTAGGCGAGTTCGATGATTTGCGCGACATGCTGCACGACGTGCTTGACAAGGTAAGTGCGCTGAGCGACCGTACGGACGCAATCAGCGAACGAATCGACGGCATATATGACAATTTCGCCGATTCCGTTGCGCAAATGGTTGAAAACGGTGCGACCGTCAAGGAAAACGACGATGACGTGGCGGAAGCAATCGCGCAAGCGGCGGCGGAAGACTTGGAAAATCTAGACTACACGCTTTAATCGATAGGAGAAAATATTATGGCTGTAGACAATGCGACAATTTTGGATAAGGTGCGTACCAAGGGCACTGACGATTATCAGCAGCGTATTCCGAGCGCTACGCAGACAGGCGTGGCGAACACCATGCGCTACTTGTTCGACCCGATGAACCGCCAATATTTGAACGACTGTGTTTGGAGCATGGTCAATCGTATCGGACTGACTGTAATGGCGCAGAACGCGTCGTTTGAAAACCCGTTGTCGATTTTCAAAAAGGAAAACTTGTACTGGGGTTCGACTGTACAGGAAATCGCAGTCAAGTGGATTAAGGCGCACGGCTACAAGGATGACGCGGAAGATTTGTTGAAAATGCACCGTCCCGAAGCGGCGGTGTGGTTCTATGAAATGAACCGCAAGGACCAATACCCGATATCATGGACCGATGACGAATTGCGTCAGGCGTTCGTTGACGATTTCGGTCTGAATCGTTTCATTGCGCAGATTATGGAAACGCCACGCAACAGTGACAATTATGATGAAATGAACATCATGCTTGCGCTGATTCGTCATTACGAACAGAATCTTGGTTTCTACAAAGTGCATCTTGACGCGGTGCCGAGCGACGAAACCACCGCCAAGACGTTGCTTAAGGCATTGCGTGCGACCGCGGGACGTATGCAGTTCCCGTCAACGCAGTACAACGCGTTGAACGTGACCGACATTCCGGCGTATGCCAATCCGCAACAAATGGTGTTGCTGATTGAACCGGAATATCTCGCATCGCTCGATGTTGACGCGTTGTCGGCTGTGTTCCAGTTGGATAAAGCCGACGTGCCGTATCGTATCATTCAGGTGCCGAGTCTTGGCATTCCGGGCGCGGTGGCGTTGCTTGTTTCAACTGATTGGTATCAGGTGCGCGATACGCTGTACGGCACTACTCAGTTCTATAATCCGCAAACACTTTCCAACACGCTGTATCTCAACCACTGGGGCATTTATGGCGTGTCGCCGTTTACGCCGTGCGCCTTGTTCACCACCGATGCGGGTACTTCCATCAAGGTTGTGACTCAGGCCGTGACCGGGTTCACGCTGACCCCGACCACGGGAAACGTCAAGGCGGGCGACCTTATGCAGCTCACACCGAAGCTCACCGCCACCGTCGAGCCGACGGGCACCGCCGTTCAGGTTGCGCCGGACGCGGCGACGTACGAGGTTGCGGCGAACCATGCCGCAAGCGACAAGGAGTCGCACGGCGCGGCGTTCGACCTCAACGTCAATACGTTCGTGGATGACCAAGCGCGCTTGCACGTGCAGCGTGACGGTCTTGTGGCCGGTGACGTCATTACCGTGACGGGTACCGCCACGTATGTCAATCCGAACGGCGAGACTACGGAACATTCCGCGACATGCACGTTCACCGTCGAATAGTCTGAATCGACTATGGTATAAAATGGGTGGTGCTTCATATGAAGCGCCACTCATTTTTTCGTATATGAAAGGATGCGATATGGACTTTCCACATCTGCAAAACGCAACGGCGTTCCCCGATACGGATACGCGCGTGTACGGTCAGTACCGCAACGTTTTCGATTACAATGTTTGGACGCCAAACACGGTAATCAAGTTATGTCGCGTGAATTGGTATGATGATTATCACGACGTCGTGAAATTTCCCGATGATACCGCAAGAAATACATGGTTTGACAAACTGGACGGCGAAACCGTCAAACTGACAACGAACATGTATATTGCACGCGCCGACGCGGACGGCATAAAATTGCCGGTACCTTACATGACGGCGCAACAGTATAATTACATTGTCGTTGATTTTTCGCGTGACATTATCAATACGCCATATCAAAAAACCGACGTGCAGACACGCTATCATTTTTTCATCACTTCCGTACGCGCGGAAGCGCCGAACACGACAACATGCACGCTTATGCGCGACGTATGGACGGACTATATCAACAGCACCACAATCAACGGAATGGTGCTGACACGCGGACACGCGCCGTTAACGGAAATGACACCGCAAGAACTGCTAAAAAACCCGCGCACGAATTGTCGTGATTTCACGCTACCCGACATTGACTATGGCAACGCCGCATCGAATATCAGAAAAAGCACACCGGTTAATCTGCAAAACGGTACAAGATACATCTGTGTGGCCGCAACGTTTTCACCTGAACAATTGCAAACCATGAGCGGCGTGCGCGGTACGAACATCACGGACAGCGACCCGACATACAGTAACGCCGATGGCACGGTAATGAATTTCTCGTGGGGTGCCGGAAACATTTCCACATCAAACGTCACCGGCGCGGGCACATCATACAATTCAATCGATAATCTTACCCCAAGCAACGTAAGCATATATGCGCTCGAATCGTCCAAAATATCGGACGAATATTTCGACACGCTTTTCGCATATTATCCACATATCATGTCGCAAATTACAGCGGTTTTCGTCGCCACCGCAAACATGATGCGACTTGGTAACGCTATCAGTGTGAACGGCGTTGAATGGCATACAGTCAGCGGCGCACGGACAAAACTATCCGATATTGATTTGACTATCGACGATTTCGGCTACGCTAGTGAATACGCGCAAATAACACGACTATATCTTGCACCCTACGCGCACTTAGAAGTTTCCGACAATATCGGCAATAAAACCCGTGTGGAAATCGCTGACTGCGGACAACTCTCGATACAGACAGTCACGTCTTTAAGCTATCCGATATTGCGACAAATCGTATGGCTTGACGGAATCGGTGGCGACGGTGACACGTCAATCAGCATTAACGCCATCAACGGCGCTAACATTACCGGCAACGTGCCGAACGCGGACGTACTCAAAACACTCATATCGCACGACATACCAACATACGCGCTGCAACGTCGCGCAATCGATGCGCACCGTGCCGACGCATACAATCAAGAGGTTGCGCAAGCGCGTGAAAACGCCATTGTCTCGTACGAAAACGGCGCGCGTTCGGCTAACGTGGCATTGAGCAACGCCAACCGAAGCAATGCGAACAGTATCGCCAACACGAATCTGACGAACGCTCTTAATTCCACCGTTACGGCCAATTCCAACAATGCGTCAAACGCAATCTACAAAAACAACGTGACACAGCAAAATTTGCTGCTCAGTGCGTCGAACAACAAAATCGACGAAATGAATACGGCTACCTTAGATTTGACAACGAATCTCGTAAACACGGAAATCATGGCGAGTGCGATTGGTACCGTCACCGCCGCAATAGGCGCGATAGGCACGGCGGCGACCGGCATAGCGGTTACGGCGGCGACGGGCGGCGCGGCGGCACCAATGGTGGCGGCGGGACTCGGCGCGGCTGGAAGCATAGGCTTGTCAGGGGCGAGTTTCGCCACCGGTGCGTCCAAGACGGCGGCGGAAGCCGGTTACAAGCAAGCGTACAATGATGCGGCGGCGTTCGCAGCGAAAAAATACAATGGACAGGCCAATAGCGTCAGCATCGCAATGGCGGGCACGCAGAACATTCAAGCCACGGCGCTTAACACCAACAACACGAACGCAAGCAACGCCACAAACAGCAGCGTTGCGGCCAACAATGCGAGCACATCGAACGCGAACGCGGCGGCGTCACGCAATCAGAGCGTAGATAACGCGAAACGTGTCATAGTAAACACGCGTTCCAACGTTAACGCCGCATGGCGCGACTTACTCAATCACGCCGCGCAACCGGTGGGGGCGTATGGCGGCGACAACTTCGGACAGGCCACGGGGCTTGACACCATGACTGTGAAAATCGTAACAGAAGACAACGGCGCAATCGCGGCGGCGGGCGACTACATGCTGCGCTATGGCATCGCAAGCAACAAACTCTACAATAAGCCGTTGTTGACGCCTTGTAAGCATTTCACGTATTGGCAGGCCGCCGACATATGGACGGTGTGCCCGCTTGCGCAAAACGAACAATTGCAGACAATCAGGGATATTTTTAGCTCCGGTGTTACAATATGGAATAGACCCGAGGAAGTCGGCGGCGACTTCGTACACGACAATATATAAGGTGGGAAAACATGGGACGTAAACGCACGCATAAAAAGGCGTTGACTCGTGCGGAAATGGGTGAACGCGGCGCACCGATGTGGCAACAATCCCAATCGCTCAATTCACAAGCGTATTCAATGGCATATTCTCAAATGCTGAATATCGCGCTATCTCGTTTCAAGTGGTTGAATCTGCCGAAAACTTGCGACGCATGGTTTTTGGAATACAATCTATTGTATTTCGGTTACGCCACAATCGCGTTCCCGCATAGCAAACCGGGCGTGTTTTTCAGCACGCAAGCGGTGACTACCTCAAATTTCAACGTCTATTACAAACCGAAGAAATGGGATAGTTACGGTATCAACGGGTGGCGTTTTCCGGTGAACAATTCCAATGGTGTTTTTATCTACGCCAACCGCGCCCGTACGCCACTCATTCCGACTATTGAATTTTTCGCGCATGAAATAGAAGATTTGTACATGACGCGGCGGCAAAATCGTTTCAATCAGAAGACACCGTTTATTCTTGAGGTTCCAGCCGGGCAGCAAACGGCGGGCGTCAACGTTATCAAGCAAATCTCAGGCGGTGAAATGGCTATCATGGCGACACCGGGTTTCACCGATTCGATGAAAGCAAACGTGCTGAAGACCAACGTCGAATATATCGGCATGGAATTGCAGAACGATATACAGAACACTTGGAACGCGTTTTACCAATCGTTAGGCATTAAAAATCTTCCGTTGAAAATGGAACGGCAGACCGCCGACGAAATCAACGATTACGGCGAGCCGTCCGATTTACGCGCGCTCAGTGAATTAGAGGAACGGCGTGCCGCGTGCGACATTCTCAACACAAGATTCGGAAAATACCTCAAGGAACCGATACAGGTTGTATGGAACGAAGACAATGTTTCCCGCAACTACGCTTACTTGACGGACGTTGAAAGATTGAACGACGATGACAATGCAGAATGACATAAACCATTATCAGCCGTGTGAATCGTACGACGATTTTCACGGCGTGATGACATACACTTTTGGCGAACTGCTTGACGTGCCGGGCGGTGTTGACTGGAATAATGCCGCATGGTCATGGCGGGACATTGCCTATGATGACACGCAATACACGCGTTGCTGCAAGAAAATCGAGAATCGTTTCTATGACAGGGAGTTAGGCGTTATGCCACCGTCAAGATGGCGACGGCACTTTCTACGCCTTATTCAAGAAATCATGCCGACGCTGCGCCCGCTTTATGCGCTTGTAAGCAATAATCCTGATATAATTCTCAGTGACAGCGACATATGGCATAAAATGCGAACAATCTACAGTGATTTCCCCGCGACACAATTGGCTGAAAACCAAGACTACGCAAGCAACGCGACCGATAATCAATACGAGACAATCGCAAACGGTGATTTCATGGACAAAGTCAATCGCATAAGAAACGGCGATTACGTCGATATAGACGTAATGCTGCTCGAACACCTTGAAACATGTTTTAGCCCATTATGGACGATAAACATAAACAATTACTGAAAGGATAATGCACATGTTTCCACTGCTGCCGTTTTTCTCGGTATGGCCGTACACGCCCGCCATACCCGCGTTCTATTGGAACGCTAAAAGTCAAGAGGAAATAATAAAACACATCGCGTGCGAAATCGACCACATAACGGCATATCTTGACGAAATCGTAACCGACATAAACAAAACGTTAGCCGACTATGATGCAAGAATAAAAAACATTGAAGCGCACATAAACGATTACGCGTTAGCCATCGCGCAAATACAAGAGCAAATCGAACACATAGGAAACACACAACTGATATGGAACGTCACAAAAGGTGAATACACTGATAGTAAAACCGCATTACGTGACCTCTATCGTGAATTGTCCGTTTACGGTGCACGAATCAGTCAAATTGCTGACATTGATATAGACAAATTGTCCGAACACCGTACCGACGAAACGCCCGCAGTCGGCAACCTCACCATATTCAACGACAACACGCCCCGTGTTACCGATACGGAAACCGGCAAACCTTACCCGTCGTTATAAGCACGAAAGGATAAATTATGGCGGAAACTCCAAACTATAAGCTTGAAAAATATGACGCGGGCAGTTCGGCAAATCTATTAGACCAATATAATTCGTCAATGGATAAAGTTGATGCAGCGCTTAAGCAAATCAACGATAAAGCCGAGCAAGCCGGACAGGAAAACGCGTTGCCGGACGGCCTTGAAGCGTTCTGCACGGCGTTAGGCATTTCCAGTAGTAACGCGGCAACCCTAGGCGCAACGTTAAATCACATTCTGAATAAAATCGGAACCGAAGCGTTTACCGTTACCGACCTTGCAAACGCAAAGAAAACCGCCGAGGGGTTTATTATTCTCGGTAATGTCGAATAACAGAAAGGGTATACTATGGCTACAGAAACACCGTTTTATCATCTGCCATTGTATGAAACAGGCGACCTAGCGGACTTGCGCGATGGGTATAACGCGGCAATGCGGATTATCGACCGTACTATACATCAAATGCAAGTGCAAGCGGAAATTAATCATCCTCAAACGATACGAAAGGAAACCACAAAATGACAGACTATACAACCAATTTCAATCTTGAAAAATATACAGCCGGTGACGCGGCAAATCTTAACGACCAATATAACGCGTCAATGGATATTATCGACACCAATTTATACAAAGTAAATACTAACGCTAGTAACGCGCTAAACACTGCAAATCAAGCCATAACGGAAATACAAACCACAAACGACAATCTAGCGGCATTAGGCGTAACCGACGAAACCACCGCCACCACGCTTAAAAACAAGATTGACAAAACCGCGTCGAATCTTGCTGTTACAACCGAAAAGGCAAACAACACAGAAAGCAACTTAAACGCGCTCGGAATAACCGACACCGTTACCGCCGAAACAACTAAAACACGTTGGGACACGGCGGCCGAACAAGCCGAAATCAATAAAAACAGTATATCCGCGCTCAACATTAAAACAAACCAAAACGCACAAATCATTACGCAAGCAATCGGTTACAATGATAATATTGTCGTAATCGGGGACAGTTGGGTAGACGGATACTATAAGCGTGCAAAACACTTAGCTGATTCACCGGCAAACGCCATTTATGACATACTAAAACCAACCACGAAACAAACACTAGGAACAAGCGCGGGCGGTTTCTACGCGACCGGTGATGACGGTACTTTCCTTGACCGATGGAACGCCGTGACCGATAAACAGCATGTCAATAGGGTTATCATCATTGGCGGGCAAAATGATGCGAGTGTAATGCTAAATAACAACGTGTCATTAACATCCATCGATAACAGCATAAACACATTACTAAACACAATACATACCGAAGCACCAAACGCAATAATTGATATATTTCCAATGTGTCTAGCAATAGGTGAATCAATGAACCGACAAAACGCAAAGTGGGCCGTGGCACCGGATTATCGGCAACAGGTTTACAACCTTTTCGCCACAAAACACGACATTCCAAACGTTGTTATACATGAGGGCGCATATCGCGCGGGCGTATGGGCAAGTCGCGCAGCCGATGGCGGTGACGATGGCGACGGTGCGCACCTATCAAAAGGCGGATACAGCGCAGTAGGCCACGCTATGGGTAGCTGTATACTACACGGCACAACATTTTTCCCAACACAAAGCGGTTTCCCTAACGAATCACAAATTAACGGCACATGGAATAATATATCAATTTTTGAAACCAACGGTATACTATCAATCCAATACAATGTAAAAACAAACGGCGCGCAAAAAAATGGCGATAGACTATTCAAAATCGCCAAACAATTCAAGGTAGGCGCATCAGTATTCTACAAAGACTACAGCGACAAATATTTCGTATCAATCGACGGCGACACACTAGCACTGCAAGGCGTAAACAACATACAAGCCGGTGACATACTCGCCGGTGGCATACGACTACTAGCAGGCTTCTAACACAAAAACCGGTTGGCATTATCGCCAACCGGTTTTATATTTATATCAATTATCACCGTTATCAACCGAAATAACATACTTACGACACAGGCGACCTTTCTTACTTAAACACCGTTCGGTTTCGACGTAATCATAATCGTTACTCACTGAAAATTCGACAACCGTTGCAAGTGCGGACTCGAACGTAATAACAGTATCATCAAAATAACCATTATCACGAACAGTAGTCGTAAACAAGTCTTCAATGCAAACTTTGTACCAAGTGCCCTCTTCAAGTTCGATAACATAAGCGTTAAAATTAATCATTTTATTTTTTCCTTTCATCGAAACCGATACCCCAATAATACCACACCACACAACACGACACGCCACAAC